GTAGATGTATGGTTCCAAGTTGTTCCTGTGGTTGAAGTCCATGCCGTACCAACGGTTTGCGTCAGTGTTGTCTCTGGATTGATGGTCATTGCGGTTGCAGACTTCATGTTTAGTGTGGAGCCTGATTTGATTGACACAATACCAGAGATAGTTGATTGCGATAGGTTACCGTTTACATCAAGCAGATAGTCCTTCGATGATTTGATATGTACACCCCTCTCCTTCGGGTTTGAGTCCATCTTCTTACCCTCAACGGATAGTTTATACTGCCCCGATATTACATCAACACTGGATTTTTCCGTGGTGACAACCCTATCACCACCAATTCGACCTTTAATATTGTCGTTAATGTTGAACGCATGGTTGCCAACAATTTCTTCCTCTAGATTGCCACCGATAGGTTCGCCTGTTGTCGGATCAGACTTCGCACCAATCTTGACACGTTCATTGCCATGCACCTTGCGAAAGAAGTCTCCTTCGACTTCCAGTATGTAATCACCCTTGATAAGATGACGAACAGAACCCTCCACCGTAATATTCTGTGAACCCTTGATGACAATGTTCTCACTGCCGATAACAATTTCATAATTATCACCAACAACCTTAGTAACCATGTCACCGTTGGGATGTATTTCTTCAAACGTACCCTCTTTGTGTTGACGAAACAGACGCTCTGCGCCGGGACTGTCATCAATCTCTGTAATGTGGCCAGACTCAGACTCAAATACATGATTGTATGGATACACACCAGAGATATATGGTTCTGCATCCTCAGTAATACCCTTCGGATGTGGTTCCTCCCAGAATCCTCTTGTCTCTACGGTTGCGGCATCTGATACGCTTGCAAGATTAGGTTTGGTCGCAGTGGGTATGCCTGTTTTATCTCTGGCATCATCTGGCTCTGTTGCAGGATCAGGGTCACCGCGTAATCTTTCTGCTCTTCGATTGACGAGAGACAGATGTTCCTCGGATAATTGACCTCGACCAAGACGTGATGTGTCCGATTCACCAGTTTCATGGCCACTATGCTCTATCGTGCCGGGATATGGGCCGTATGTGGGAGTACCAAGATATTCCCCCTGTACAGCGTTATCACCTCTAGGATCACTAAATCCAGAACTGCTGTCCATCTCACCCGTTGGAACGCCTGGAAGTGTACCGATAATCAGCGGTTGCTGAAACTCGTTATCACGCCAGAATCCTACAACCCATGCACCTTCCACTAACCACGATGGTGTATTACCAAGTCCATGCATAGATGGGTCTGTAACAGGGTGCATAACATGCGCCCAAGGCAAATCAACCGTGGGGAGTGCAGCAACATCCTCAGTATGATAACCGAGGCATCGCACTCTCACACGGCCAATCTGTTTTGGATCGTTTCGGTCTTCGACAACGCCGACAAACCAGTTAAATCCGTCGCGTCCCATGAAATAATTATTCTGCATGGAACTATTTATAAAGGTTAATGCAAGTCTGGATCACGCCCGAGACGTTTCTCTTCTGGACTCCAGTTATACTTCAATATTTCGAGTTTCTGATCTGGATTTTGCAGCTGCAATTGTTGAAGAACAGAATCTGCTTCCTCTTTATCCAGCTGTTCTACCATCGTAGACACAATCTTATACTTAATCATGATGAATTCGGTTTTGCAATTATCAAATGCGTTCTATCAGGTCCACAGTTAACAAATGTGTGTAGAATTGTAGTATCAACCTCATAGAGAAAACCATCAGCAGGTATGTGAATTACTTCATTCAACGTAGGGAAAACGAAGTACGCATTTGGGTTAGTTATAAGAGCCAGATGATAACGAGGGGAATTGTCCTTGTGAACAGAATTGGTTGTACAAGAATTCCTATAGATAATCCTAGAACGTATACCATTTACATCACGAATAATGTCAGCAAAAACTGTACCTTCATAGGCTTCATTTAATATTGTGTATTCTGACTGTTTCTTTCTGAAGCGTTCCTGATAGAATGCATAGTTCTCATCATTCGCACGCCAGTCCTTAATCTCAACATCCCTAGGCGCACCAAGTCCATCTGTATATGGATTAACTACTCCGTGGTTACTGCGAGAGTCTGACGCATTTTGCGTGCTCCGTTGTAAACTAGTCTGTCGATTAAAATTGTTATATACACCAGTACCCATGTCTTTATCACTATCCCACAGTTTATCACCTAGGCGATGCTGTATTATCTCCCATTCAACCAGACATCTGTCTAGATCATAGCAATGATTAGTTTTTCTTACTGGATAATCTGTCATGGTAGTATATTTAGTCATTTCACAATTAAGTTCTCTTTATATACACTTTTCAAACCAAGTGCTTCTGTGTTAAATTTGACTAGATTACGAAGTGCATCTTTAGTAATGAATGTCATTAAAACATCTCGCTGTCGATTTCCATCAACACCAATCTTCCATTCATACTTACCAACCTTCCTCTGGATATTGGCAATCGCAGTGGCATCTTTACTCATTGCGGTAAGTGCATCCTGCAACCTCTTTGCATTGGGATTGTCTTTACGTACCCAAAGAGCCTTTTGCATACCATCTCGAAAACTTTTTACAAGTTTATATGCATCGTAAAACTCACCACTTGGTGCAACACCATACTTATTTTTGAACAAAATCTCAAACTGCATATTAGGATAGTTTGGGTCATCCATATGTGATGCAGTATTTGCATCTAGGACACCATGTGTAAACCAAACCCTAGCGTTTGAATTTGGTGCAACATGTTTCTTATATGCGGCAGGATTCTCTCTTGTACCATTCAGTTCACCACGTTTGAATGCTAGACGCCGTTCGCCACCACTCATACCTGATACCCAAGTAACATTTTTCTTAAAACACTCAACATACTGATCCATACTTAAATCAGGTCCACACATTAACATTGTCATTGCAAATGCCTCAGGCACCATTCCAGAACCAGCTGCAAATGAAATCTTATCCCCTGATTTGTAATCCCTGCGAATACCCGCAATGATATTCAAGTTCATAAGTCCAATGCTGGTATAGTCTGCATAATTGTAATCGACATTCTCTTGCAGAAATGAGACACCATTCCCACCATGAGATACCATTACAGTCTTATCATCTTTCTGTAGATCATTATGAAACTTATTGAAGCCGGGAATATCTCTTGCGCCTGGAATAGTTCTGATAATAATTTTCTCACCAAGGAATGGGGCAAGTTCTTTAGCGACGATTTCAGTCCACACAGTGGTTCCGCCGCCGGGTTTTTGTGGAACAACAAATGTATAATCCGCACTTGCTGTCGAAGTCATTCCTAGCACCATGGCTAGACTCATTACTAGTTTACGCATAACTTAATCTCCTCTTTGTGGTTATACCCCAAGCAAATACACCTGTAGTTAATAGTAAAAGTATAACAAATATTGGTCTTGTGACCAGTTGATCAATTGAATACAAACTGGTCATTTGTAGTGTCAGAGCTTCTACACGCTCTGCTAGTATAAATCCAATTACCATTGCTGGGCGACTGAATTTATATTTCTTACACAGTATACCTAGAACACTGCACACTGAGAGAATAAAATAATCTTCCCATCCACCTGTATATTGAACGCATGCCCAAGTGATGAACAGGAGCAACAGGGGGAAATAATACTTGTATGGTACACGGGTAATAGCACTGATGTAACGTGTAAACAATAAACAGAACACACCAACCAGAACAGTTGCCCACATAAATCCAAATGTCAGACTATCAAAGAAACGATTATCCTGTGCTAAGTCTGGTGTACCCAGTTCAAATCCCAAGTACATAAACAGTGCCATAATCACTGCCGCAAATGGCGCGCCGGGAATACCAAACAACACAGTGGGAATCATTGATGTTGCCTTCTGTGCATTGTTTGCACCCTCTGGTCCAATAACACCTTTGATATTTCCCCCACCAAACTTTTCGTTGGGGTGTGCTGCAACGGTTGATCCATATGCCATCCAATCTGACATTGCTCCACCAAGACCCGGCAATAAACCAACGAACGCACCTATAAAACCACCACGCAGTGCATCCCATTTACTGACCCATACAGCCTTCACACCCTCTATTGTTTGACCAAGTTGGTCTGCACTGTCTACGGTTTTGCGTCTACGTTTTAATCCATCTACAAGTTCTGGAATAGCAAACAACCCTGCGACAAAGGGCATGAGTTGTATACCATCACCCAAATAATCCCAACCAAGTGTATAACGGTCAGCGTTTGTTGCAGGGTCAGTACCAATAAATCCCAAACCAATCCCAACTGCAATCGCAATCAAACTACGAACCCACCAAGTACTCGACACAAAACCAACAGTGGCAAGTGCAAGCAGAGTAAATGCCCACAGTTCTGGTATGCCCAAGATCATTAATAGGTTTGTGTACCAAGGTAATAGTGCAAAGGTAAGTGTTCCCCACAGTAAACCATTCACAGTGCTTGTTGTCACTGCGGCAGTTATTGCGTAAGTTGCTTTACCCTTTTG